GTGCAAAAAATCTACATTTAGAACACTTAGAAGACGAGATTATCAATCAAGGGATTGATGGTGGACGTGGTGCTATAAACTTTTTACAGGGTCTTAGAGACATGTTAAAAGGAAACTCTAATTCAAGTGTTAACATGACTGTTAAGTGGGACGGAGCTCCTGCTATTTTCTGTGGTCAACACCCCGAAACTAATCAATTCTTTGTTGCAAAGAAATCTCTATTCAATAAAGAACCTAAGTTTTACACTTCAGAACATGAAATTAAAAATGCAGACGAATTAAGTGGTGCATTAAAAGAAAAGTTCTTAACTTCATTTCAATGTTTATCTAAACTATCTTGGAATACAATCATGCAAGGTGATTTAATGTATACCAATGATAAGAAAATGCAAAAGATTGACGGAAAATCATTCGTCACATTCCAACCAAATACAATCATGTATGCAGTAGATATTAATTCAGATTTAGGTAAAGAGATTGCAAACTCTAAAATGGGTATTGTGTTTCATACCACATACACTGGTTCTACAATAGAAGACTTAGGTGCAAGTTTTGGTGCAAATATATCTAAACTAGGAAACAGTAAAGATGTTTGGATTGACGATGCAACATATAAAGATGTCAGTGGTAAAGGTTCAATGACTGCAAAAGAAACACTTACACTTACACAAGAACTATCCAAAACAGGTAAAGCCTTCCATGGAATCAAAAAGAAAGATTTAGATAAGTTTCAAAAAATACAGGAAGAGATTGGAAAGAAAGGTGCTGGTGCATCTTACAAAACATATTGTAATACACTTATCAGAGGTGGTAGTTTCAATCCAACATACAAAGGATATATGGAACACTTCGAAAGCTACTGGAGAGATAAGGTGGTTGCAAAGGTCAAAATGGAAAAGACCAAACAAATCAAACAAGAGATTGGTGAACAACTTTATAACGAACTCAGAAGTTTAAAGAACATGATAACTAATCTAACTTCCTTTATGGGACACCTAGTAGTTGCAAAACAACTTATCATAAATGCACTAAATAGAGTAAAGAGTATAGGAACTTTCAAAAAGACTGCAAATGGTTTCGAGGTAGTTAACCCCGAAGGATACGTTGCAATAGATAAAACAGGAAGTGCAGTTAAACTTGTAGATAGAATGGAGTTTGCATTCAATAACTTCACTGCACAAAAATCGTGGGATAAGTAATGAAATCATTCAATGCATTTCTAACAGAAGCTAAAGATAAGGGTGTAGTGTTTACTTTTGGTAGATTCAATCCACCTACAACAGGTCATGGAAAGTTAGTAGACAAACTTAAAAAACAATCGGGTGGTGATGACGTTCTGTTATTCACTTCACATTCAAATGACAAGGTTAAAAATCCACTATCACACCGAGACAAGATATCGTATCTAAGAAAATTCTTTGGGAAGATTGTTGCAGACGTAAATGCAAGAACAGTATTTGAGATTGCAACAGAATTACATAAGAAGAAATATAAAAGAGTCTCAATGGTTGTTGGGTCAGACAGAGTAAAAGAGTTTGAAACACTACTAAACAAATACAATGGTGTTAAAGCACGTCACGGATTCTATAAGTTTGACGAAATCAATATAGTATCTGCTGGAGAGAGAGACCCTGATGCAGATGATGTCAGTGGAATGTCTGCAAGTAAACTCAGAGGATATGCAGAACAAGGAGACTTTGACAATTTCAAATTAGGTGTTCCAACAAAGAATAAAGGATTAGTTCAGAAACTTTATAACGATATCCGTAAAGGAATGGGTATTGCAGAAGGAACACTACCACACTACATGGTAGAAGATTTGATACAAGAAGGAGTCTATGACCCAGGCACCTTTAAAGCAGTTTTCCTAAGTGGTGGCCCAGGCAGTGGTAAATCTGCAGTTGTAAAGAAATTAGCTTTGACTGCACTTGGTTTAAAAATGGTCAACACTGATAAAGCATTTGAGAACGGACTAAAGAAAGCAGGAATGTCACTTGACCTTAGAGGTGCAGACTTTGATAAAGTAGACCCTATCCGTGCAAAAGCAAAAAGTATTACAGGTAAAAACTTAGACTCATATATCGAAGGAAGACTAGGTCTTATCTTTGACACTACAAGTGCAAAGTCGGGTAAGATTAAGAACTACAAAAAAATGTTAGACACATTAGGATATGAATACAAAATGATATTTGTTAATGCAAGTCTAGACAATGCACAAAAAAGAAATGACTTAAGGTCTAGAAAACTACCACCCAAAATTGTAAAAGGTGACTGGGACGCTGCACAAAAGAATGCAAAGGAATATAAATCAATTTTTGGTAGAGACTTTGTAGAGATTAAGAATGATGATGACCTTGCAACACTTGACAAAAAAGCAAATTCACTATACAGTAAACTACTAGGTTGGTCTACTTCATTCCCCAAAAACAAACTTGCATTACAATGGAAAGAGAAAGAATTGATGTATAAATCATTCCGACATACAGGTTTAAAAGAACATAAATAGTATTATGTTAGAAGAACTTAGAGAAAAATTACGTAAGACCCAACAAGACAAAGAAGTTGAAGGCAAGAAAGGTTCTCAACCTAAGAAGTATTATGCTAAAGACGCAGACGGAGACGAAATGTCCCAGTCCACAAAAGATAAACGTGCAGACCACTTTAAGAATAATAAAGATAAAGAAGGTGAAGACGCATTCAAACCAGCACCTGGCGATTCAAAAGCAGATACTAAACCTTCACAACATACTAAGAAGTATAAGAAAATGTTTGGAGAAGGTGCAGCTGATAAATCTTTACAAAAGAAAGCAGACAAGAGTGGAATGCCAGTTGGTATTCTAAAACAAGTCTACAAACGTGGAGTTGCAGCTTGGAAAGGTGGACATAGGCCAGGAACTACACCCGAACAATGGGGACATGCACGTGTTAATTCTTTTGTGACTAAATCAAAAGGAACATGGGGTGGTGCAGACCAAGACCTTGCAAAGAAAGTTTCGGGTAAATCAGAGTCAATAGAAGAAGGAGTTGATATCAGAAAACAACTCAAAAAGATTAAAGGATTAACTAAGAAACAATTAGAAACATTATCAACAATGAACACTTCACAACTAACAGTTTTAGTTCAACAGTTAAGTGGTTTGGTTATGGGTGAACAAGACGAGTGTTGGGACGGATACAAACAAGTTGGAATGAAAAAGAAAGGGGATAAAATGGTTCCCGATTGTGTTCCCGAATCAGTAGAAGAAGGTAAACTTGTCACTGATTACAGAAGTATCTTAGATTTCATATTTAAAAATATCAAAAAGTTGATTGAAAAGGAATATGAAAAGAACTCTGAAAAAGGTTTAGGAATGATTAATCAGTTAGGTTCTTATGTTGGAATGAAAGTCACTGATAAGAAACAGGAGAAACATAAACTCTTCCTTAAGTTTGGTGACAACATACAAGAAGACGCTGCAGTTGACGCTGCAAATCTAAAAGCAAAACAAACTGAAGAACTAGAAAGATTAAAGGCAAAACAATTACAAGAGTTAGAAGCACTACAAGATAGACACGAAAGAGAAACAGACAAAGTCAACCAACAGAAAGAAAAAGAAGTTGCAAATAAACAAATTCAAGCAAAACGTGATGCAGATAGAAAAGCTGCAGAGAAACAAAACGAAGAAAGAGATTACAAAAAAGAGTATGAGAATTATCACTCAAAACCCGAACAAGTTAAAAGACGTGCAAAAAGAAATGAAGCACGAAGAAGTCTAAAGGACAGAAAAGATATAAAAGGAAAGGACGTTCACCATAAGGACAACAATCCTATGAATAATGACAAGTCTAACTTATCAATTGTATCACAAAAATACAATAGAACAGAACCAAGACTTAGAAAATTGAAAGAGAAGGGGATACTTCCAAGTGGCAGGAAATAAACACGACAACGGAGTTCACGAACAGGGAACAGACGAAACAAGAAAGGCTTATCAAGAAGATACGCCTGGTCAATCAGTTGAGAAATACGTAAAAGAGAATCAAAAATCATATCACGATTCAAAGAAAACATTTTCTCAAATTGCAATCAACGAAACACTCGATACACTTCAAAAAGAAAAAACCAATCTACTAGACAATCCATTTCGTTTAGGTTCTATGATGTATTTTGAATGTATTAATGAAGCAAGAAACCTTATCAAAGAAGACCGATACAGACTTACTGAAGTTGATAAGAATATAATGGAAACAGATATTGGTGAGTTCGAAGTGTATGAGGGAGAATTAGTTCCACTAGATTGTCCACAATACGAGTTTATAAATGAAGAAGAAGAACCCGAACTCAACAAACCAAAAGCAGGTGGCCCTAAGAAATACTATGTATATGTTAGAGACCCACAAACTAAAAAGATTAAAAAAGTCACATGGGGAGACACTACAGGTCTCAAAGTGAAACTCGGAAACGAGAAAGCAAGAAAATCCTTCGCTGCACGACATAAGTGTTCACAACAAAAAGATAAAACTACTGCATCATATTGGGCATGTAGATTACCACATTATGCGAAACAGTTAGGTCTATCAGACGGCGGAAACTTTTTTTGGTAGACTAAATATAAGGAGATAATTATGAGTCAAGTGATACACGAATACAGAAATGAAAACAGGACTGCAACAGTCCGACTAACTTCAGAAGGTTTTGAAGTAGATTTAGCAAAAGACAACGTAATAATAGAAACTAGACAGGTTCATAACCATAGTGAATCTTATGCAGAAGACGTTGCAGACAACTATGTATTGGGATTGTTTGAAGCAAAAGAGAAAGATGGAAGTTTCTATGGTTATAATGAAAAGAATGATAACTTTTATCCTGGCTTAGATGACTAACCCCTATACAGACCAATCACTAGTCCAACATGGGACAGACATAAAATACACTGTTAGAACATTTTCTGCAGAAGTAGATGAAAACGAACTGGTTTGGCATAGAGATAAAGAGTCTAGAACTATCCATGTATTGAGTGGAAAGGGGTGGGAATTACAAAAAGAAGACAAACTACCCGAAGAATTAGAGATAGGAAAAGACTATTTTATCATAAAGAATAATTACCATAGAGTAATAAAAGGTGAAGGAGATTTGGTTCTCCGTATAGACAATGGATACACAACTACAAGAAATAAATAAAGACTTATGTCTTGATTGTGGACTATGTTGCACTGGTGCATTGTTTAGAACCATGTATACAACCGATAAAGAGAAGTCTTACTTTAAGGAAAAGGATAAATTCGAACCAAGAATGCGAATGTCTAGACGGGTAGGTTTCGAGATAATTGCAACAGAACATGGTAATAATTACTTCTTTCAGAAAGGTTGTGAACACTTACAAGAAGATAATAAGTGTAAAAACTATGAAACTAGACCCGAAGCATGTAAAATTTATAGATGTGGAGTCTTACGTAGATACCAAGAAGGAAAAATATCATATAAAACTGCACTAAATATTATTGCAAAAGCAAAAGAAATACCAAACAAACCAACTAATAGAAAGATTGTTCGTGATATCATGCACATGACCTCTTAAAAATTATAAATAATACTGTTATGAGTTATAAATCAGAAAACTGGAAAGAAAAACTAGAACAAGTCCGTAGTCACATTGCTTTGAAAGAAGGAAGTGTGGAAAAAACTGCAGACGAAATAATTAGTGAAGATATCGAAAACGACCTTTTAACTGGATTCGAAGAAGACGTTAAAGTAGTCGAAGATGAAATCACTGAAGAATTAGTCCTTGAAGCCTCAATGGGTGATATGATTAAGAAGGTATTCAATACAGATAGTGAAACAGAAGCTATGGGTATTGCAAAACTTCTTAACATGACAGACGTTAAGGTTGCACTTGCAATGCAGAAACAAAATCCTAATGGATTTAAGAAGACTACATTCGGTATGGGTGCAGACAATAAACAAAGAGACATGATTAAGGATAAAGACCTTATGAAAATGTTTAAAAAAGCAGGTGTTTCACCTCTTAAAGATTCAGTCGAAGTTGAAGAAGAAAAACCAGTAAAAGAATCAGTAGAGAAATCTGCAGAAAAACT